TCTTTCATGGGTTTTCCCTCCTTATAAAGTGGCTTTTTGCCTGATTTCATCCAGTCTGGCCTTTAAGTCCTTATTCTGGGTCAACAGTTCATCCAGTTTTGCGTTGGTCTTCTCCCCGGCCTTGCCGTCAACGGTCAGACCCATAATCTGCTGAAACTTAACAACAAAGTCCACAGCTTTGTCCTTCCAGGCATCGCTCACAGTAGGCATAGTATCGCCTCCAATCCTCTGCAAAAAATTAGCCCATGGAAAATACTTCCCCGGGCAGTCTTTACTTTCTTTCTTGGCTGAATCATAGTCTGCGTGTCGTTTGATAGCTTTGATATTCTGCCGCTGCAGGATATCATGGCATAACTCAACCAAAGCGTTCATCTGTACCTGTGGTACTGCCTTTTCAGTTAAGCTGCCATAGTCCGTATAGCACCCTTCAAGGCAAATCTGTATTGCCCCAGTATTTTCATTGCCGTACAACCCACCGCCCTGATGAATCTCTTGGCGACCGCGATATATCGAGCCATCTTTTCTGATGAAATAGTGATACGCTATTCCCATCCATCCCCGATCCAAGTGCCAGCGGTGCACATCCTGGGCTGTGCAGCTTGGGGACAGGGCGTGATGGAGCACTATCGTGTCAGGGGTCTGGGTAACAAAATTGGTCCTTGCCCAGTTGTACAACTCATTGATTATGATCATCCCTATATCACTCCCCGGGTTAATGCTCTCCACGTGTTTGGCCCCACTATGCCGTCAACTTTGAGGCCATGGTATTTCTGGTACGCCCGGACAGCCTTGTCGGTCCCAGCTCCAAAGATACCATCTGCCGTGATGCCCAGGAGCCTCTGGAGGAGGTTGACATATACACCTCGCTGCATAGTAAGGGTCTTTTTTAAGGTTGGCAGCTCACTCAGGGTATACTTGGCATATCCCACGAGTATCCGGCCATGCTTGCGTCCATCCCAGACGCTGCCGATTTGCTTGTCATAGACAAAGGCCACGGAGCTCCCGCCGCCATCCGCGTTGACAGCATCCACAAGACCAATCTGTCGGCAAGCTTGCCGCTGTTCGGCGGCCGTAAGCCCCTTTTGATTGAACTTGCGCCCCTCGGATATGAGACAGTAGATATTGCCCTTGGCATCCTGGCCAACCATGGTCCGAGGGTTGGCGCCGGTGATAGACTTAAGCCCGGCCTCCCCGGTATTGTCATACTGGCCCGAGCGGAGGAGCATGTATGCCGCTGGTACCTCCCAAAAGACGCTGCCGGGGATGTCTGGTTCAAAATATAACCTTTTGCCATCATGGGCGATATTGACGAAGCAATCACCCCGGCCGGTACCCAGTTCCTCGGATTTTGAGTCACCCGAGTTAAAAAATGAGAGGTTACACCTCAGGGCTGTAACCTCATTTGGTCGTGGTGAACCGAACATATACCGGATATCTTCCCGCTTTCCGGGGGTTCCTAAGGTAGTGTCAAGGCGGATTTCGGAGCCAAATTTGATGATATGTATGTCCGTACTAAATAAGCGGGTTTTGGTTACCTGCACGTTTATCCCTCCCTCACTTGATTATTAAAGCAACAGCCGCACCAGCAAATCCACTGCATATGACAGTGATTATCGTTGTCACAATGTGGTCCCAACGTTTTGCTGGCTTTTCCTTGAGCTCTTTAATGTCTTTATCCATGCTCTCAAGCCGCTGGTCCTGGCGCTCCAGTTTCTGGTCCTGAACCTTGTTCTGCTCCACTAAAAGCCTGATATTAGTGTTCATCTCCATGAGGATTTTTTGGCTTTCTTCTACGCCATCAATCCGTCGATGAGCCGATTTGACACTCGCCTCCACAGCCACGAGGCGCTCCATCACGCCAGTGTGTGCTTGACACTCCATAAAGGCACCTTCTTTCGCATGAGTAAAATAAAAGAGGGCGGCTTCCCGTCCTCATAATCAAAATCAACTCTTTATTGAAAAATCGGGAATCAGAAGCGCCTCAACTTGCGCCCTGTACGGCTCTGGAACATCAGCCAGACTCATACGGTTTGCACGGATAAGGTTGTACCAAATTCTAATCATACATTAGCCCTCCCCTTTCTTTTAAAGTCTGGATCTCCACCCATAGATCCGCAATTCCCTGCATAACGTCAAGAATTTGCGTTTGCAATGTAATCAGCTCCTCCGGCTGCACCGGCTCCACCATAGTTACTTTAACAACCTCCGGCTCAACGTCTGAAAAAACCAGAAAATTACCCGACATGAGCTGTTCTTCCCTAATCAAAAACAACCCGTGGTTTTCCTCGATGATCAGCTCCCTATCTTCTGAAGTTTCATATTGAATAACTTTTTCCATAGTCCACCCTCCAATCATTTAATATTCTGGTAACGCCATCGGATTTTCAGCGCATTTAAGGCAGAAATTATTCACATGCACGGTTACATGAGTTCCTTCCATGCAACGAATCGACAGCACGTCATTCGCCTTAACAAAGATATCCATTATATACGTTACAGCCGATGTTTCCAATGCTCTCTCTGTCCCAGCTATTAATGTATTGTTCAAAAATAGAGCAACGTTACCGCCTTCGTTATATCCTCCCATGTACTTGTAAGCGTCAAACGATACTCTGATAACGCCAGAACGCTTGATCCTAACATAGTGTAATCCATGCCAATTCATGGGATCTGCGGAATGGCTAAAGGAATACCCTGCCTTGTAAAAAATATTATTACCGGCTGAAAGAGTATTCTCAAACTCCTTGTCCCACCATCCAGGGTAGTCACTTGTATAGGGGTATTTCTCTAATAATTGAGACACAGAAAGCGCTGCATCACCTGGAGGTAATTTCGTCAACATAGCTTTTTCAAAAAATGATTTTGCCCCATTTGAAGCCGCAGCGTCGGCATACCAATGAGCTAATTTAAAAGAGAGCGTTGTATCCCAATTATCAATAATCGCTTGTGTAACAGTGCATTTAGCCCCTAACTCATACCATGTTCCAGGAGTAGGGCTATAAACACTTCCGTCGCCAACTATTCCTACACCAGCAGCACCAGAATACAAATATACACCCAGCCTTGTGCAGTTTTGACTATTCGTCTTAGCTCTAGCCCGAAGGAAGTATACATCACCTAAAGATGGTTTCGGGGCTCGTCTAACATTAAGAGCGTTTGTATGTTGCGGATTGATGGCAGTACCATTTCCGGTACTCTCTAACTGATTGTTTGAAATACCCTGTGTGCCACCCCATACCTCCCAATTAACACTATCATTCGTAAAATCTCCTTCTTCACCAAGAATATTTCCTGTGTAATTTTTGATATACAGGTCTATATCCTCTTTAATGGGCATACCACCTACTGGATACCCTTCTGTTAAATCAAGCAGCATATATCCATCACGGTATGCGTCAAACGTCACAAGCGGATTTGATAAAACCGCTATAACATGCACATCACCAGTAAAAGGCGCCTCAAAAGTCATACTGCATAATTCCCACTTTCCGGTAGTGGTCAAAAGGGTATCGTCTCCTTGTGCAACAATCTCTGCATCCATGTCGGCTATTCGGATAAATGCTATCGTGCCACTCATTGCAGCAGCATCCACCCTTACCCAACAGCAAGCATAATAGGTATGCCCTTCTATAATAGGCACCTTTGTTGCTGTATAGGTAAATCCTCCTGCATGTATTGATGTTCCTTTAAGTGATTTAATACCAACCTTGGCTGTGGCTGAAATACTGTCCCACCCTAAAGGATCTACCCAGCCATCCATATTATTCTCAAAACTGCCATTATAAATGAGGTTCGGAAGCTTTGCTAATACATCCCCCCCTTCACCCAAGCACTGAAAATTTGAGCCATCCCGAATGAAGGAGTAAATCCCCGCTTTAGGGACAAAATCTGACCCTCCAGGCTTCTTCAACAACCTCGCCACACTATCCGTCGAGATCTTAAGTGTCGCAGGGCCAGAAGCTGCAACATTGAATTTGACGCTAAACTTCTGACCGTCAGAAATCGTTCTGGTAGTTGTTACGGTATAAGCATTTGAACTATTGGTTGTTGTTCCAAGGTGAGGTACATGCGAATTGTCTCCTTTATGTGTATCAAGATTAGCCTGTACGGAAGCGGCAGCCGCTGTTGCTTTTGCCTGAGCCCCCGCAGGTGTCTCTTTTGTATCTGCATAATCTTTAGCTGCTGCATACGCAGCATCAGCTTTTGCCTGGGCACCGTCTGGAGTCTCTTTTGCATTCCATGAAGCTCTGTCTGTTGATGTAATGTGGACATTAGAGTTGTCTATATGCTCTTCAAGGTCCTGGGCCGATGCATAAATTATTGATTGCTCAATAGTCGCAGTCACGCTTGTGGCACTTCCCACGAGCGTGATAACATCAATCTTTTTTTCGATGAGATCAGCCCCACCATCTGCAGGTATGTACTCGGCTTGTGCACCGGCATTCCCATAACAATATAGGATCTCTCCGAGATCAGGGTCCTGCGCAAAAACACCTAGCTCTCGCCAATAAAAACCAGCTGTCAGCCCACTATTGGATAATACACAGCCAATGACAGCTTTTCCATCGGTGAGGGCTTTCAGTTTGGATATATCCAGTGTCTTAATAGTATTGATCATGTTCGTCAGGTCAGGAATGGATTGACTGCCCAGCTGGCCATCACCTACCCGTACCTTAGTAAACTGGAGCTGAGCTCCCGCTTGGGCCTTTGCCTGCAGCGCACGCCCCCTGTTCGTTAAAATCAATCCACCAAAAGCGCTCATTCTAAACCACCTGCCTAATCTCTAAAAAATCACCGGTGTGGACAACACCGGCATAGTATAATGGCAATTCACCTGAAAGGGAGATGACTATTTCTTCAAGATGTGACCTTAGATTCTTTACGGATGTAAGAGCCTTCAGAAACAGGCTAGCTTGCTCATCTGTAACTGAAGGATTCGTTGCAATGACCTTAAACATATAAGGCTCACCACCGTATTCGAACCATTCTTGGACAACCCCGTCTCCGAAATATGTGCTGATAACCTGCTCCACAGCCCACTTAGTTCCGAGTTTCGCATGAATTAAATCCGACTTTTTCAGAATTTCACGCTTAGCCATGATGTCAGCATCCTTGCTGTACCAGGTTGCATCAAGCTCCCAGGCAAGCTCATCGAGTTCAGCATCACTCATGTTGTCAATCTGATCCCAGGTCCGCAGTAAAACTATTCTAGCCGCCAGAGCCTTAACAAGAGCATTTACCCCATCGGCCAGTCCTTTCACTGCATCATCGGATTTCATAAATACCGGCAGTAAGGACTTGATGTCAACGTCAGATAATCTCATGTATTGCTCACCACCTCATGAGTTACCGTAAGGTTTCCGCTAAACTTGGCGATCTCATCATCATCTATCTCCGTAAATTGGGGCTCTGTGATTTCAACCCTTATTGCTCCAACGAGACCGGACTCCCAAGAAGGGGCGAGTATTTGCTTGCGCAGCTGATCCGGATTGATGTCCCGGCCAAGAGCACCAGATTGCCAAGCTATATATTGGTCAACCGCACCACCCTCACCCTCGATGGTTTGAATGGCGGTACTCTCATCATCAGCTGTCGTGTAGTACTTAATGACGATATCATACTCGACCTGGGTCGGAGCAATTACTTGTACATTATCAGTTAGTGGCCGGACGTCCGGAGCTGTCACGGCCTGTTCAACCTTTGAGAGGATTTCCTGTGATGGGATTTCTCCCCCTGCCAGAATGGGAACAATCTTTACCACACCGGGCTCCGGCGAGGTTATGCTAACATCGGCAATCCGGGGATCTGCAGATAACGCGAAATATCTATAAGCTCCTGCTGGACCGGCGACAGAGAACTTGGATGATGCTAGGCGAATACGCTCCCGATATATGTTGTCCCCGGCCTCTGTATACGGCTCGCCATCATCGCCGCCGTAGGTTGTCACAGTATTCTCCACAGCGTTGATGTAAGGGATCAGGTCGACTAATGTCGTTATGGTTCCTGGTGCATACCCGTTATATATGGACCCACCCTCGACACTTGATGCTGGCACATCAACATAACTGGATCCGGCCAGAAGGATGGCCGTATCATCGGTATTAAAATAAAGCCTGCCATCCGATGACACCGCCTTTGTACCTTTAGGTATGACAATATTGCTTTCGACCGGCTCTCCTGCAGCAAATCGCAATATTGTTTTGGCCGGGATAGCAGCTGCTCTTACTGTGTTTACCCGTTCGCCGAGAGCGTCCAGGATCTCACCTCTTGCGTACCTGAGCAATCGCTGACGTGCTGTGTCATTGACGGTGTTATGCAAAGAAACAATTAAAGATACCAAAGCTTCACCGAATATTCTGCGCTCATCCCCGGGATAAAGAGGTTGTCCAACACTCTGCTCAAGGGATGAAATGATCTGTTCATATATAGTTGCCGAATCTGTCTCAACAAAATTAATTTCGTTCATCCTTGGACCCCCTTAGTAACTGTGTTTACTGTAAACTGCCCTTCTACTGGCAGCAGAGCATCAATCGATACCTTGCTCAAGTCGAGCCTTGGCTCATATGTCGACAATACCCATTCAATATCAGCCTGGATCTCGGGGCCCGCCAAAGAATAGGGTTTATCTATAAGACTTGCATCCAAGCCTTTTATACGTTCATAAGGCACCTCACCACGCGTAATCCTGAGGAGATTGGCTGCACATTGCTCAGGGGTACCATTTCCGTATGCTTTCATGACATCACCTCGATAACTGTGTATTGACAGGCTTTTTCTGTGACTTATCAGCCGAAGATGGAGATATGCCCAAGGCTGTATATGTGGCCGAAGATGCTGCAGTAGTCTTATTGCTCTTTTTTGATGATTTCATCGAAGTGGTATCTTCCGTGAAGAGAAATGATATTTTCGCACTGCGGATTCGGCCGAGGTCATCAATAACAGTTTCCGTTACATCGACTGAAGTGAGTTGCATTTTGTTTCGGCCAAAGCTTTTTCCGCCTATGTAGAAGACGCCGGACTGGCCAACAAGAGACTCCCATGATTTTATCTCATCTTCAACATTGACCCCGACAGCGTCACTGATTTGGCTTTCAAATTTGATTTGCTGAGGTTCCAGTCCTAAAACCTTTGTAACAGTTGAACCGTTCGACCCAGAACTGGTTTCGGTCTTAAGTTTATAAGAGGTGGATAAATTCGAGATATTTTGAACCCTATGAGGAGATACTTCCCACTTCTTGCTTAGCCATTGCGCCACAATAGACATTTACCTCACCTCACATTTTCTGCAGAATAATACCTGTTCCATCTTCAAAAAGAACGAATGCGACAATATCATTTATGGCTAGTGTCATCTCAGTTTTTATAATCGGAGTTACTGCATCATTACCACTAGGTTTAACCCTCACTCCTCCCGGGAGGACACTCACAATGGTGCCTTTCTGGACCATCACCATCCCTCCATTACCCTGAAAAATATCTTGCTTCTTCGCTTCACATAATCATGGCGTATATGCTGAATAAAAATAGGGCTATTCCAAGATGGGGCCTCTTCAACTCGAAGATCTGCAACACTGCCGGCCGCGAGTGCAGGGGTGAAGGTGTTCCATATTACCCCTGTCCTTCCCGGTTCAGAGGCATCAAACTCGTATCTTGCATCCGAACTGAGTATCAAAGTCTGAGATGGTTCCTGACTCTCGATGTAAGCTTTTGAATACACAATAAGGGTCCCATCAAAAATGAGAAAGGCGCAGCCCTCTTGGGTGCACCTCTCATGCAAAAATTCAAAGTCGTTTTTCTCATCTTGCTTAAGGTAGGGATATATTCTATCTTCTACCCCAAAGCTTTTAAAGTTGAGCCCATGGCGGGCAGCTATCTCTTGACCAAGCTGCATGAGCCTGACCTGTTCCCAGGCTTTGCTCCTGGTCTGAATATAGGAGCATGGAACAGATAAGGCCCTTATTGTGAGCTTACCATTCTCAGGGATGATGCTGTGGACATACATCTTTCCAGTCCTTGCCGCTTCCATCTCCACAGCCATGGTGTCACCAATCTTGGACCCCCATTTATCCCAAAGACCAGATATATCATTAAACCTTACGATTAGCAAATCACTCTGTCCTTCAGCATACATATCATGGAAACAGGCATTGACTGATACATTTTCGGTGATATCTTTTCCCTCATAATAAAGCTTCAATTGTTACCGCCTCCAGGGCGGGAGGGTCTCCGGAATCTCTATGTTTTCAACTATAGGGATCCGGAGCCTAACTCCCGCATCAAAGATGATGACATCGCAGTATTTAGGATTTGCCTGTATGATGGTGCTGGCCATACGCTCCTCGGTGTAAGCCGCCAGGGCCAGGCTGTCAAAGGTATCCCCCTGCTGGGTAACATAATCAATGTACCCGACTATACGCTGCGCCATAGCGTCCCACCTCCCTGCTCTGTAGCCATTTTTCAAGGAAATCAAAGAACTCCGGTTCGTGCTCCTTGATCTTTCTGATTATTTCATCCTCATCAGCATCGCCATGGACTTCAATATGCGGTGAAAATACCACACCGCCCAGGTCATATACGACATAAGATGAGTTGCCTGCCAATGTTCCCAGGATGCCATCATCCGCTCCCAGCATCCGGCCGGCTCTGGCCCAATATGCAAGGTTTTCAGCCCGATACGCTGGATTGAAACTTATGACGGCCTCCACTGGATAACGAGGATCCTCACCAGCAATAGAGAGACCAGATGTAAAACCACCGGTCGCATAACCCTGAGGAGCTTGAGCTGTAGTTTCAACAGTTGCTTCGCCTGTTATGAGGCTCACTACCCATCCCAGCCCATCGGCGACCCACTTCACGACCTGAGCAATCCAGCCAACGATTGTTGATAGTACATCTGCTATAGGTTTCAACGTCGGAGCGACAGTCCCTAACACTTCTACCAGGAGAGGCAGGAAGGACTCTGCTAGTGTCATAATCGCCGGCAACAATGGCATTATGATGTCGTTCAGTAGTGACAAAAACAATTCGAGCAACGGAGTAAGAATTGGAGTAAGCTGCGCAAACATCTCTGCAAGTATAGGCAGCACAATAGCAGCAATCTCTGTGAGCATAGGCAAGATAGCAGTTAATATGCCGGCAATAGGGGGTAATACTGCTTCAACTATCTGCATCAGGGGCGGTAGCAATGACTGTGCCAATGATAGTAATGGCGGGAGTAACTGACTTGCCAGCGTGCTTAATACTGGGAACAATCTTACTCCTAAATCTGAGATCATTGGCAACAAATCTTCCAGCAGATCAGCTGCTCCATTAAGGAAATCCTCGACAAATGGCATTGCGGCATCCACTGTTTTTTGGATTACGGGCACCATCTTTTGCATGAGTTTTTGCAGTGTCGGCATGAAATTGTTTAAACCATCAAAAACGGTGTTTGCAATTGGTTTTAGTGCAACTTCAAGCTGTTGCCTCATGACCTGCAATCTCTCAGCAAAGTCGTATGTATCCTCAGCGGCGCCGGCTATTGTTTCATCATTGGCAAGCAATTCTGCTGTAAAGTCCCCAATGGCTAAGGTGCCGTCTCTAATTGCGCTGGCCATGGTGGAGCCGGCACGGACACCAAAGATTTCATTGGCAATAGCAGTAGCCTCTGCAGCACTTCCGGCATTCATAATCTGCTCATAGTACATTGCCAGGCCTTCAGATGCCGATATACCCTCCTTGGCCAAGGTACCCACGCTCTTCTTCATTGCTGCCAATACTTCTTCGGTATTTAAACCAGCTTTTTCCATCTGTCCCATGAGAGCCGTAGCAGTCTCAAAGCTATAGCCCATTTCTTGTAGTTGTGGAGCAAACTGCTGAGCTTTACTCAACAGAGCAGTGAAACCTATACCAGTTGATTGACTGACCTTAAAGACATAATCCATTGCGCCGCCCATATCCTCGGCGCTGATCTCCCATGCCTGGAAAGCCCGGGAAGATTCCTCAATGACGCCCCCGAGGTCTTCCCCGAGCATGTCACTAACCTGAATGGCTTGCTTTGACAACTCTTGAAGCTCGGTCCCGGTGAGACCCAGTCGGGTATTATAGTCCGCTATAGCCTTTGCAGCATCATCCATGGTTGTCGGGATGCTATTGTATACCTCATCGAAATCTTCCAAGAGAGCATTCAGAGCATCACCCGTTGCTCCAGTACCGATTCGTATAGCATCGGTAGCACTGTCGAACTGGGCCCCAAGCTCTTTCAGATATTTGCCTGCCTCGACAACTGCTTTTCCTGTAGCGACTGCTATGCCGCCCACCGCTGCACCAACGGCAATGGCCTTCAAATTTACGCCATCAAGTTTTTTGACAGCTCCATCAATTGCCTTACCAAGAGAAGGGTCAATCGAGCCCGCAAAATCTACAATGGCTGAAAGTATTTTACTTTGAGCCACCTTGCTCACCTCCTCCGATGCCTATACTTACTAAAAGAAGGAGCAGGATTTTTGGGCTTTCGCCTTTCCTGCTCCTTCTTGAGGTCTTCCACTGCCTCTCCCACTTCTACGAGAAAATCAATCAATCTCTTTCGCTCCAATTCAGAGACCGGAGTATGAAAAATACGGGAATAATCCCTTATTGCTCGTCTGAGCTGTCTGCTTCTGAGGGTTCCTCCGACCTCGCAATAATAAAATTTCTGCCGATCTTCATGACCTCCAGGACATCCCTGCCCTTAAGTCTTTCAAGGTCTGACATATCAATGTCAGGGTTCACCGCAACAATAGCTGCAAAGCCAAGGTACAGATGAAAACCATAGTCAAGTTCAACTGCTCCGGCTCTGTTTCCGGCTTTTGAAGCGATTGCCGATAACTTGCGACTCTCAGCCTCAGCAAAATGTACTGCGGTGATTTCCTGAGCATCATAGGTCAAAACATCGCGCTGCTGGCCATTTATCATGATTGGATTTTCAAGCTTGAGTTCTTTCTTCACAATGAATCACTCCTTCAGAAATATAGGCCGTTCCCACAAAGGAAACGGCCTCATTATTACAATAGACTGTTGATAGGCGAATAATAGTCGTTTCCAAGAATGCGACAGATCTGACTCAGCCTATCAATGAGCCACAGTTCCTCCCCGCCAACGAACAGCTGGTATCTGGTTACCTCAGCCGTTATCTCATTTTCGGATGTAGAACCGGGCTCCAAGCTGATGCCGGGGATGGTCTTGGGTACAGCCTTAACAAATGCCTTGCATCCTTCAGGCTTCGTGGTCCCATCGGATTTCACAACATTCTGCACAAACCTGAACTCGAAGTTCATGCTCTGCATCCTGACCATGCGCCCAAGTCCGAGGTCAATGCCTATCTTGGTGATGGCCAGTTCCATGGACTCAAACTGACCAGGTGTAGGCAGTGACATGGTGCCCATGGCCCGATAGTCTGAGGTTGTAGGTGTCACAGAGGGAAGGGTAATGGTAACGTCTCTAGCCACAAGCTGGCCATCAACATACACCGTGTTAGCTACTATCGGCCCTTTCAAATCAATGAAGCTCATTACGCATTCCCTCCTTCACCAAAATAAACATTGAAACCAGCATCTGTGTATGACACATAGACCGTGGCACTCTTCATGGGGGGAGTGGGGGTGGCTGCAATATCCCAGCGAAAATCTCCATTCATCATGTCGGGGAGATTGTTCTCGGTCTCAATAAACAATACCTTTGGTGAGCCAATTAAGGCGCCTATAGCAACAAGCCCATCAAGTTTCTCCTGCTCACGGTTAAGGATTGTATCCTTCAGTTGACGATCCATGGGCTTATCAATTGCAGTGCCCCACTCGCGCTGGAAAGAATTCGTGATGTGCATGAGCATTCGCATATTGACATCAAAAATCGCCCGGGGGTCAACATCAGCACCAAAGGAATATGCAGCTGTATGGTCTCCCCACAGAACCCAATTGCCGCCCCAGTATACAGCTGTTGATATGCCCTTTTGGGTCAGTTGATTTGCAGTCTGCTGGTCATACCCCATATTTGTACTTGCCTCGCCAAAGTAGAGCTTGGAAATCCCTACCCTTTTATTCCCTGGGGTCTCCATGGGCACTGAATCATGGGTGAGATCAGCCCTCAGCATCTCTACAACAGCCAGTGTGGATAGATGGTATATCTCGCCGACGTTGTTTTTCGCTTTGGGCCAGTATACCTTTGAGCGTTCACTGCTGTATGCATTGGTATCTTTCCAGGTAATAGCCTTTGGGATAGTATCCACAGCCGTTGCACCAGCCACGATAGGGATGTCTGCAACAACAAAGGCGTCCCAATGCCCATTGATTTTCTGGCTTGCGGAAATCAAGGCATTGTACACAGCTGGCACTTCGCTCCACCCAGGAGCAGCGAGAATGTTTGGAACAACATTATGCTCTTGGTATAGAAGTGCCAGAGCCCCTAGTCCGGTATACACACCATTTACTACTCCGCCTATGATGTCTGAAGCTTCTACTGCAGTAAGATCAACCTCATAGTATGAGGCAGTTATGGTACCTGTCAAAGGTTCATCAGGATTGGCCGTAGTGATCACAACAGAACCCTTTGCAAAGTTATAAGAGACATTGAAATCGACACCCTCAGTCAATTCTGCGAGCAGCAGAGTATCCAAGATAATCTTGTCACTCTTAAATTCAGCACGGCCTCCGGAGAAAACCAAAGCTTTGGTCGTGGGTGTTTCAGCTTTGTGTGTGTCAGGGTCAAGGACGTTGATCACATATATAGGACCAATGTTACCAATGGGGTTGTTAAAGTGTGCAGCGAAAGCTTCACAGAGACTATAGGATTCCCAGTCGGAAGAATACCCGAGCTTTTTCTGAGCATCTACCAGATTGGAGACCTTGACAGGTCTGTTTATGATCCCTGCATCCTTATAGCCGCGCACGAGGTTGACCGGAGCAACCCCAATATATACCGGGACCGTTCCGGCTTGTACAGCATTTTGAGCCACAGTCGAGCCGATGTGGCCATATGCACCGTATAAGTATTCGTTTGGCAATTTTATCACCTCGCATAAAAATAGCGGCACTTCGCCGCCTTATAAAAATTGTTGAAATTCGTTTGAACACCTTATGACACCGTACTCCAGAGCAAAGCTTACCCAAGCGAACCAATACGGGTAAAAGTCAGGGACAGAATCCTGTTCAGTCACCGGGCCATATTTAATGCCCTCTTCCTTAATAACCCGCAGACCTGAGATGTTGTCCGCACTCTCTATCTCTCGGAGTGCTGTATCAACAAAATTCCAAGCATCCTTCCAGCCTTCACTGTGACGCAGATAATACCTTTTCGCTTCTTCTGTATCCCACAGTTTAAAAGTACCATCACCACGTGGAAGGAAAATGTCCTTTCCATGATTGCCGGGATTCCATGTGGCAAAGCAAAATCTAACCCGCAATGTACCTTTCTTGGCCGAGATTTGTTCTTCACCCTCTATTAATTGGATGCACAGCGATGGAATAGGAGCAACCATATCCGTTGGCATCCGGTCCTTTGAGGGCACATAAAGTACAAAAGCTGAAGGATGTACTAAAGTATGCTGATATGATGAGTCAACACTATCATCATCCGGACGCTTCAAATTAACTTGCTCACATATAGCACTTTCAGCCCATTGCCGGATCCGTTCAAGGTTATCTACTATTGACATTCTCTACACCTCTCAAACCGAACGGTTTTGCTGGAGTGTGACTTGGGCAATACCTGCATCAACACTCCAGTCCGTGACGATATATTCTCGGCCATCCACATTGAGGGATGCCCCAGGAGACTTTCTTGCCGGCAGATCCTTCGGCATGGCATAAACGACCAAATCAGCCTCAGCCATACCGAGAGAGGAACTACCTTCTTTTGAAGTATCATCTGTGATAACACATACAATCTCCCGGCCTTCGATAATATGATGTTCCCCGTATTCATTCAGGTTAAGGAAGATATTCTGTATATCGCTCTGGAGCTGTTCCTTGAATGAGTTCACATCAACCACCTACTTTGCCATCCTTCTTTGATTTTTTCTTTGGTGCCTCCGAATTCATTTGTCTACCACTGGGATTTTCATCAGTATATTGCGCGACACCCTTTCTTACGAGCTGCGCCTCTTTCTCGGGAGTCAGCGAAAACGGGGGGTCCTTTGATGTCCTCGGTACTATACGGCCGCCATCAACATGGCCATAAATACCTTTAATGATTTTGATCATGGCCCAAAGTCCTCCTATTTCTTAATGAGTTCATCCGGGTCAAAATTGTTGAATTTATCAGCTTCAGGCTTATCCTCATGATCCCCTGACAGCTGGCCATTCTCGAAATTCTCCATCTTTGCTTCAAGGGCTTGCAATACTGTTTTACGGTGCTTTCCCTTCATTTCGCTCTCAAAAATAGCCTGCAGCTCTTCTTCAGATTCTGAGGACTCAATGATCCTAATCAATTCCTCAGCAGTCTTCCCGGCATAAGGATTTTCATCATCGGCCTTTTCACCATTGGAGGACTTAACCTCAGGTATCGGTTCAGCCACCCCCAAGGAGATAAGACGGGACTCCTCCTCTTGGGGGAGCCCCGTGATGATGTCACCTTTCATATACCGCTGGGTACCGTCATTTACTACACCTTGGATTACCCTAACAGCCATTGCGCACCTCCTAATACACTACTGCCACATACCAGTCATCAACATCCTCGGGCACAGGCAGAGGTCTGGAGCTTACCTTCACCATCTTGACATCGTTACCGTTGTCGGCCCAGACCTTAGGAACTCGTTCACCTTCGATGGTCACAAAGTTCTCGTTGGCATCCATCTGGGTGATTGCGCCGTAAATTCTCTTACCCATGTCGGTGCGTGCCAGCAGGAGTGTTTTTTCAGGCATCATAGGCTGCTCAACACCATCGTCATCAAGGAACCATTCATCATAGCTGTAAACCTCGAGGCCAAGCTCCGTGATTTTCCCGATGAAAGTGACTGCGTCATTTTTGATGATGGGCTCAATGGTACCCACAGTAATGCTCTTCTTATCAAAGAGGGCTTGAATCTTGCCGTTCTGGATGAATTTCTCCGCAACGTCGGATGCCATGATGCAGACATTGGGAGCTCTACCGGAGGATTTGATAACAGCCAGTCTCCACCTCTTCAGATCTTCATATGGGTCAGCTGTCGCGGTATCCCATTTTGCTGTGCCGGCCAAAGTTTCCTTATTGGTGAAATTGTAGTCAACGACCTCATCAATGGTTTTGTTGGAAGTATCATCAACCAGGCCTTTCATTGTTACTTTGCCGTTGATGAGGACTTCACGGCACATCCACTCCTCACGCCTGGTTATGTACTCGTCCAATTCGGCAAGGTCCTTGCCGAGGAGCTGGGCTGCTCTTTGCTCAGGAGTTGTCTTACTGTACAATGCCTCACCCATTGCTCGGGCTGCAATATCATCTTTGCTAAGAGCTCTTTGAGGCGCAATCCTGGGAGGAGTATAGCTCTTCGTTACATAACCATCTCGATCCATGGTGATACCGCCCACTCTCGGAGCAACAAAGGGCGCCATTTTGCGCTTGCCCTTCTTGAAGTCGACGTCGATTTTTTCGGTTACATAGGTCTCAGAATCCGAGAAAAATGTGTCCCTGAAGAAAGTTCTGGCCGGCATCATTCTTTCAATGGCAGCCATCATTGTTCTGGTTTCATAAAGGTTAATAGCATTTCCCATTATGATCATCCTCCTGATTAAACGTTGTCCTTGAGGAAAATCCCGTATTGTCTCAGGCTATCCTCATGGTCAGCTGCGGTGTTTCCTTCAACGAATGTCAAAGCCTTTCTGTTGAAAAGACCCGATACATAACACTGTGCTACGACGTCAGCATCCGTGGCATCAATGTCATCGGCCAGGATGTACTTCGCAGCCTCTGAGCCATCCTCGGCCTCTTTATTGGCCAATACTGCTTTGCCACTGGCGGTAACAACACCTAGCACACTTCCTCTTTTGAGAACGCCGCTTTTTGCTATCGTGACACCCTTTAGCAGGATAGGCACACTTTCACCGGCAATAAGATTATCCGGTACCATTGTTCCGATTACTTCATATCCCATTATCTTCCCCTCCTCTTGTTTGCACCAGCAGCGATATTTTCAACTACTTGGTCTTCTGCTTCCTTCTGCTGTTCGGCAGTTTGCTGTTCGGTAGGCACACCTTTCACATCATCTGCACCGGAGTTCTGAGAATCGATTTTGATGTTTTCCAGGTACTGCTGCCCCTTCTTGCTGTCCGCTTGCAAAGCTTCGAAAGCCAAATCCTTGGCATCCTTAGGCTCTTCAAACTTTGCTTTGTTGACCAGGTCCGGGCTGATATTAGCAGATATTTTTTCAATATCCTGAATTCTAGCCCTTTCCTGCTTTTTGCCTTCCTCCCTGGCCGCATCTTCAATCTGCTTTACCAGATCCGGATAGGCAGTCCTAAGCTCATCAACATTTTTGAACATAGGCTGTTCACCTTCCTTAGTGTTAATATTTGCATCAGGCTGCGGCTTGGGAGCTACGGCCTGGGCTGCACTGGGCTTGGATAAATGCTGTTCAAAGAATTTTTTAAAGGAATCGTTGGCAGCATTCTGAATGGTGAGGACCTTTCTGAAGCTGAAATTCATTACGTCCACCGGTCCTGAGTCATCAGATGTATCCTGCTCAGCATAAAGCATGCCAGTGGCAAAGCCTTCTTTAATGGCTGTCCTGGCACTCATGTAGGTCTCGTCATCCATCATGGCCGATATTTTCGCGCGAGACCTGCCGGTGGCAAGCTGATAGGCATTGATAAGAGTTTCTTTTACCTCATCCAGTACATCTGCCGCCTTGCGAAGATCTGATGCGTAACCATACACCTCAGTTAACGGGTTGTGCATCATGAATATGGACATAGGAGACATCAGTCTTT